TAATTACTCCACGTGGGTTTCCCCGTGGTGCTTGCGACATACTTACACCCCATAAAAGCGCCCAGTAGTCCAACAGTGCCACCTGCTGCAGCACCTACCACGTCAATATACCCGGTTGAAAGCGGGATGACGGGAGTACCAAAGTAGATAACATTGCTATTACCACTAGCAATTTCATATTGTGTGTAGCCAGAAACACCAGTGGAGTTGGAATTCTGACCCATTTTAGCAATGGGACGAAGTCCAAACGCTCCATTAATGTTCGCCATTACGTTACTCCTATAGACTATCCCTTATAGTCTACTTGTTAGAGGTTCCACCAAAAGAGACCCTGCTGCTTCTTTCATTTGAAATCGGCATCGAAGGGTGCTGCTCTCGCATGAGATCATTGTCGACTGCTGTCATCTGTTGAGCAGTCTTCTGCGTGAAATATTTTTCACGTGATTGTGCGACCTCTACTGGAAGTCGAGCTAGTATTAGTCCACCAACTCCAATAACCCCTTTGAAACGCCCATCATCAATAGTGGCACATTCAAAATTAGGAAACTCATCAGCCCTTACTGGTTCATATCCTTCACGTATCCGCTTTGTAAAATTAGGTTTATCGTCTTGACCTAAAATTTCAGCGCGAATCCAGCGATGAACAAAACCTTCAGGAGCTGGGGGAGCATCCAATAATGAAGGTGGTTTCCATTCAGTAGGACGTACAGATTTTTGCCGAGTTGTGGCAGCGCGAGGGGTTCTATCAGTTTCAGACATTAGCTTGAATCTCCTTTACTTGCCTCGCGTAGTCTTCGAGGGGCACACCTAGTTTCTTAGCTATCGCAACTTGGCTAGGCGTGAGTTTGATAGTGTCGCGTCCAGTAGATTTAGCAGCTCTATTGGCAGAAGCAACTCTTTGGACTGAGGAGCGTCTTCCGTTCTGGGCTGAGGGAGTTACCTCAACAGTTTCGGTATCCTGAAACTTGTGAGGAAACTCTTGTCGAATGTTACTATCGATTGCATCATAGTAAGCATCCGAATTAGTATCCATCCCCTGTTCCACTAGTCTTTTGTGGATAGCGAATGAAGTATAAGTCATCGCCTCGTCAGTTCCAAACCATGGATTTTTATTTGCCCATGCTTGAGATTTAGGATCAGGAGGCGGAGCTGTAGCTGGAGTATGCTGCAAAATAGGTTGCTGGGGCCTGAATGCAGGAACTTCATTATTCAAAGCCGCATTTTCAATGGTTAACTTTGAAAGGTCAGTAGTTGCTGCAACAAGTTCTTCCGGGTCTCCACTTTCATAAGCAGCCACATATCTTTGTTTGGCGCTTTCTAAATTTGTGTTGACACGACCAGCATATTCCTTGCCGTAACTCTCGTTAAGAATCTGGGTATTCTTTTGTAACTGCTGATTTTGAGATTGAACTCCTTTAGCATACTCAAGGGCAGCAATTTCACGGCGTTCGGCTTCACGATATTTAGCGGTGAGCTTATCAATACGTTTACGAACACCAACGCTATAAGACGCTAGTTCCTCTTCTGTTAAATCCTCTGAAATATCTTCAGAGTCTGCACTATCATCTTCTATAACAGAGGATACTGACGAATCGTCATCTGCAAGATCAACCTCAACTGGATCTTCCTGATCAAGTTCAACTAGGTCTTCTTGTTTAGTATCGGGCATGGGATCTCTCCATGATTGGGGGATACAGTAAAACCATACAAATCAAAAGTAAAGAACTATGTATGGCTGAGATATGAAGGGTCATCTACTACTGCAAGAATTTCATCATCATTTAGGATTCTAAGCTCTCCTCCATCAATTTTAAATCGTGAACCAGCGTATCTTCCAAATAGGACCCAATCCTTTTCTTTACACCAAGGATCCCAACTTTTTTGAGGATCTGTAGGATCTCCAAATTTACTTGAATCTTTATAGGCCAATGGTCCAACGGCCATGACTAAGCCCACTACTGTGGATAGCCGTTCCCGTTCATGAACCTCATCTGGAAGAGCAATTCCTCCTTTTGTCTCTTTAGGAGGAGTATAGGGCATGATTAAAATACGCCAACCAGTAGGAACCGGAAGTTTAGCCGTTTCCGATTTTTCTTCTTTAATTGCCCTCTGTCGAGCCAAATGTTCCGGTAAGTAAAGTGCCGTGCTCATTGTCCTGAGTTCCTTTCTTCAAAATCTCTTGAATTTCTTGCCCCACTATTCCGAGGGCCGTGACTTCTCCCATCAAGTTTCGGTATTGCGCCATATCAGCTAGCGCGTTACCCATCAAACTAGAAGCAATAAATTGCTCCCGTTCTTTAATAATTTTTTGTAGTCTATCACATACCCAAAGGCCGTCCATTATCGGACTCCTTCAAACTTCAAGCCTTTAGTAGCGGCTCCTCCTCCACGCGCCCTTTTACGAGAACCACCTTTGGGTTGAGGATTAAAAGTTTTAGCCTTTACATGTGGACCTACTTCCATAGGTTCTGGAGCCAAAACCCTCATTCCATCTACTTCCCAAGTTTTAGTTTCGTAAATAAGAGGAAGATCAGTGACTTGTACAACACGTTTTTTCGGCTTCTTCATTTGCTGACTCCTTTGAATTTCTCGAACGTTCTTAGTCCACCTAATCCAAGCATTCCCATTAGAACTGGCATCATAGCGGATAAATCCATTTCAGGTAAAGGAACAACTTGTCCCGTTTGGGTCATAACAAAAATAATAATCGGCTGAAGAACATATGTATAACATAAAGCTACCCCACAAGTCCAACCGATAAAGGGTCTCCAACCCGCTACAAAAATAGATCTATGGCCAGCTTCAACCTTATTTATCCCTAATTGAGCTAAATCAATTTGGGCTAGGTGGGTAGTTAACTGAGCCTTGATTTCTCGTTCTGCGACCGCACGTTTTTCCTTATCTTCGGGTAAGAATCGACCTACGATATCCGTGACTGCAGGAAGAACCGCTGAAATTAATCCAATCATGGTTTTATCCTAGTTGTGTAATTTAGAGTATTGGACACATTTAACCACTTTTTCCCAGCCATAATCGGGCAAGTAAATCCTTTAATTGTTGTAAAAGCAATTGTAAAAGTTTCACCTTGAGGAGATGCAAAAACTTCTATAATTTGAGTTTTGTCATTTGAAATGCCTATGGCAACAGGACTTTCTTTAAACTCCCTAAAAAGTTCAGCAGCAAAAGTTGATCTCTTTAGACAAAAGGCTTGGCTCTGTACAGAGAAAGGCCATATAGCCAGGATCATCCCTAAAAATATAATAAGACAAATAGAAAAGGGTGATGCTGCCAGCATTATGAAGCACGCATTTTTTCACGTTGAACGGCTATGCGCTCAGAGGCTTGCATTGCATCTTGACCAATTTTTGTTTCTTCAAGAACAGTTCGTGTCTGTTCCTTTTGTCTGTCAAAAGCTAGTCTAGATTGAGATTCAGCTTCCTTCCGCTGTAGGTCTCGCTCTTTCAGTTCAAGTTCTTTCATTCTAATTTGAACTAATGGATCAATGCCTCCTTCACCTTGCTGGGCGGCGAAGGCTTGGGCTTGCTGGCTGATCTGAGCGGTAGCCTGAGCCGCCGCTTGAGCAATTTGATTTTCAAGTTCAGGAGGAATTTGCTCTCCTTCAACTGGTAAGGGTTGCCCAATCATTCGTTCCACTTGTTGACGGTATTGCATCGCAAAGTGTTCCTGAATATGACTTTGCAAAACGAGCATTGCTTGCTGATTATTTTGAAATACAGGATTTTGCATAAAGGCCATATGGGTAGCTATGTGAGCTTCATGGTCCTGATGAATAAAAGCCTTTAAAGGTTTTCCTATTAATGCATCAGCATTTTCAGTAGCCGGATCCTTTGAGTCTTCTGGCTCTGAAGGGGGAAGTATGTCTTCTATGTTCTGAACCCCTAGCGCCTGATACATTCTGTAGTAGGCTTCCTCTAAGTTGTGTATCTGAGGAGCGGAAGTTGCTAGTTGCAACTGAGTCTGAGCCATCATTACCCGTTGAGCCATACTAAAAATATTTGGATCACTATGGGGTATGACGTCAATTTGTTCACTAAAGTCAGTGACCTTAATGAGCCTTTCCCCACCGGCTACTTCAAAGGGATACTCTTGAGGCAAGTACTCAGAAAAGGTTTCGGCTAAAAGTCGAAATTCTATTTTTTGAGAATAGTGCAGCCGTTTATGAATGGCCGACATTACTTGCATACCTTTTTCTAGCAACGCCACCGTAGTACCTACTGGCATTGCCTCAGTCATATCACCAGTTTGCATTTCAGTGATAGCTGCAAACCGCCGTCCGGATTCAATAAGAACTCCTAAAAGATTCAGTAGTGTGGCGGAAGGCTCTTTATAAGGTAGGGGTAATAAGGAATCTCTAAGTGTGCCTCCTGGCGCATCAACATCTCGCCATTCACCGGGTTGTAGTGGGTCGTCTTCATTTCGTACTCGCAACCCGCGAGCTTTAAATCCTGCAGGTAAATTAGCCAAGGTCCCCGCGTCAATTAGCTGCCGTAAAAGACTAGTGGCTGATTTACTCAGGCCACCAATCATATGAATTAAACCAAAGCCATAGAACCCTAATCCGGGCAGGAACTTATAGTGAACGAAATATTGCTTCTTATTCTTAAGTGAATCAGTTTCCTCCCAATTCCGACGAATCGAAAGTATCTGAGAGCACCCTTCTTCCATTGTTACAATATACGGGAGTTGGATACCCGTGGGTTCACCATCGTCACCGACATCTTCAAAACCTGGAAGATCCAAATCTATATGACACTCCAAAATCGTCATAGTGTCAGAGGTCATATATTGTGTTGGTCTAACACCTTCTAACTCATCTACCTTTTCGGTTACGGCTGACTCATCTTCAGGGGAAGCTATCAACTCAATATCTCTATAAAAGCCACTTTGCTGTAACTTCCGCACATCATTGGTGTTCATTCTCACCATATGAGTGATCCGCGTAGCCGATAAAAGATCCGTAGTTTCATAGGGGACAACTAGGTCTTCTGATGTGATAAACTTGGCTACCGCACGGTTTAACGTTTCATCGTAGTAAATTTTCTTAAAAGCTGATCCGGAAAGCGGAAGGTAGAACAGCATCTGATCCAGTTCAGGGTCATACTCTTGCATAACCTCAGTGATCTGGTAGTTCATAAACTCTTTAACGCGATTAGCCTGTTCCTGACGTTCGGGCGTTTTCCGCCCTACAACTCGCGTACCAACCGGACCTCCAGAAGGTAAAAGCTCTTTATATGCGCTAGACTGAAATTGGGCTACGGCTTCACTCAATAATGGATGATAAACGCCCGAAGCACCTTGAAATGGCTCCGAACGTTCATCCGTATCCATGCCTAATAAATCCAGGCCCTCACTATACGTCCGTTCCCAGTCAGACCGACTTTCCCTATCAGCCTGATACATGCCAAGCATATCCGCAGCAAGACTACGGAGTTCGCGTTGATCAATCTCTTCAGACAAATTCCGGAAAAAATCGTCTGACAAGGGTTCAGGGATCTCCTCCCCAAATCCAACGATTGTATTACCCTCCTCGTCGAGTTCGGGTTCAACCTCAACGGTAATATCCTGCTCTACAAAAGGGGCCTCCTCGTTAAAGTCAGCAAGAATTTCATCATCTTCTAAGATGACATCCGTGCGAATTGGCCGCTCCATCTCAAGCGGAGGGATGAGGGGTTGATCAGCCATAAGTTACACTTTTTTACGTTTTAAACCATAAGTGCCTTTTTTCTTTCTTGTGGCGAGAGCAACTTTACGCCGTTTCGCTAATGGCATTTTCTTTTTGCCATATTTCGCCGACAGTTGCTCATCTTTCCGAGCCTTATATCCTTGGGCCATGGTCTCTTCCTTCCTTTATTAGTCGTTCATCTAGACTTGAACTACTCAAGCCTTTTTCCGCTTTGTCTTCTTTTTATTTTTTACCAACCCACCACCACTATAACCAGCAATAAGTTTTTTCTTTTTCTTAGGGGGTCTCCCCCGTTTAGAGCCATAAGTTCCTGGTCCTTGGGGCATTAAATAACTCCCTTTTCTTTAAGAACAAACCCAATTACGCCACCTGCGATTCCGACAAATATCAGAATCGGTTGATTGATAACAACTCCAACCCCCATTACCGCAACCCCTACCGCAGCATAACTAGAAGGTTCAGACACGCGATCCTTGATCCATTTAATCATGATTTCCTTTTCCTCTTCGATTTGTAGCCCGAAGCATAGATAGCTCTGCCTTGACGTTCGGCGGCGGCTTTAGTCTTATAGATCTTACCTGACTTACCCCAGCGCCAACCGCCTTTAACTTTCCTAACTGGCATGGGAGCGTACCCTAATCTAAAATTTTAAATTTGAAAAGCTAATAGTATACATAGCGTTTCCGGTACTCAGATTCTTCTTCCGCGTAGTCTTCCGGATGGCCGATAAAGCCGCCCTGACGAAACCGTAAAACGGCTTGAGTCATAGAGTCTACGAGGTCATCGTACTCGCCGTTGGGAAACTGAGCACACTCTTCGATTATTTCTTCAGCGAAACTTTTTTCTGGTGCCCATATCATCCCGCTTTCAAACAGCGGCGCAACCGCGTTAACTCGTGCGTGCTTATCCTGGCCCTTACCGGGACTAAAGTTCATTACCGGAATGCCCATGGCCCGTAGTTCTTGAGTCAATGGGGAGCCGCTGGCCTTGGCCTCGATTATTACGATATCTGGCTCCCAATAGTGATAGCTCCTTAGAGCCTCACGTTTTAGCTCGGGGAATTCATAGCGCCCTTTTGCGCTATCTAAAAGAATTAAATTCGGCCCACTGTCCTCGGTAGGTGTGAATACGCCCCAAGTTGTGATGGCGGAGTAGTCAGCGTACTCCTTTTTAAGGAACGCTGTGTCGTAACTTTGAATTATATACTCTAAGCCGGGGATATCCTCTTTTTCCCACTGCTGCCACCAACTCCTCTTAATTATGCTTACGGCGTCGCTGGTTGGTTGCTGGAGCCACTGCGCACTCCACTTCTGAGCGCTGAGACTGGCCTTAACACCAAGCAATTCCTCTAACTTCCATAATTCAGGCCAAAGCGGCTTTTCCTCGCCGCCCTTCCCCATCACGGCAGGAAATTCTATAACCTCCCATTGGTCGGCCATACTGTCAAAAGACTGCTGTTTCAATACTTTGGCGGTCAAGTCACGCTCGGACCAGCGCGTCATCACTATTACGATTGCCCCTCCGGGCTGGAGCCGCTGGCGGGGACCGGATGTGTACCACTCGTACGCATTTTCCATCGACGCATCACTCAGCGCATCCTGCTCACTATGCGGGTCGTCAATAATTAGTAGGTCTGCGCCGCGTCCGGTGATGGCCCCGCCTACCCCCGCCGCAAAATACTCGCCGCCTTGCGTAGTCGTCCACCGGCCAGCACTCTTAGAATCTGGGCTCAGGGCGCTCTTTGGAAAAATTTTCTTGTACTCTGCGCTGTCAATCAAGTTACGCATTTTCCGTCCGAAATTCATGGCCAATTCGCCGGTATGCGTCGTCTGAATTATCTTTAACTTCGGGTTACGGCCTACCAGCCACGCTGGAAAAAAATTGCTGGCGAACTCACTCTTCGTATGGCGCGGTGGCATATTTACAATCAACCGCTTTAAATTGCCGTCAGCGACATCCTGCAACTTCTGGGCGAATACACGGTGGTGGGAACCCTCAATGAAATCGGGCCAAACGGATTTGACAAATTCCAAATAATTTTTCTGGGCCTTCTCGCTTCTCTCAA